AGATAACATAAATTAAATAATGAACATATTTATAATAAATTAATTAATAACAAAAATGGGATACTTAAATAACTCAGTTGTAACCGTCGATGCGATTCTTACCAAAAAAGGAAGAGAATTGTTAGCTAGAGGGGACGGTTCTTTCAAACTAACACAATTCGCCTTATCAGATGACGAAATAGACTATACACTTTATAATCCAAACCATCCCTCAGGTTCTGCGTACTACGGAGAAGCATTAGAAAACATGCCCTTACTAGAAGCATTTCCAGACGAAACCCAAATAATGAAATATAAGTTGACTACTCTACCAAGAGGTACTTCAAAAGTACCTATACTAGATTTAGGTTATGCTGCTATTTCATTAAAACAAGGAGCATCTTTAGCGATTACACCTCAAACGTTAAACTATCTTGGATCAACAAACACATTCGAAGCTAACGGATATGCAGCTACAATAGCAGACGCTAGAGTATTAGGTACATTTACAGGAGTGGGTGTTAATACACAAGAAGCTGAGAGACTAAATAACACAGAGACAATAGGAACTAACATTTCTAAAACCGTAATAGGAACCTCATTAAATATGACTGCAACAGCTGTTAATACTTTATTTGGAACCGTAACAACATTACAAACAACAGTAACAGTAATAGGTAGAGATTCAGGAGCAAGAATTACGGTACCGGTTACAATTACTAAAACTAACTAATATATAACAGATGTCATATAAAAGATTTGATCCTCAGGATGTAGTAATTAGTGCTGAATCTGTTACTTCAACAATATGGAGCAACTCAGTTACTGAGCAAGCAACCTTCATTACATCATCTACCCAGGTAGCAGGTGCATCAGGAGAGTACTATTACAACGTATACCAAACAGCAAGTAACGATTCAACAGCTGCCGTTCAATTTTCTTTAGCATACGCTGATGAAAAGGGGTCTGGTTCAGCTTATTTTAATACAGCAGTAACAGGATCAACTCCTAGTTCAACTGTCTTCGGTCAATATAGATCACTGGTATTAGCAAATGAAGAAAGCAGCTTTGTATTTGGAGACTATTCTGGTTCGTATTTTTACGCCATATCAGTTGAAAGAGCTAGATATAAAGAGAAACTACTCCCAGGTACATTAGCTTTAACACTAAAATGCCCATCAAACGCTAACGAAAGAATAGTACTAACCGATAATAGTAACCAAGTAACAACAACTACATTTTCAGATGCAGGTAGAGTTTACGACCTTGTAACAGGATCTTTAGGAAACGTTGTAACAACAGGTAACTTTAATAACAGCTCAGGCTACACCAAAGACGGTACTTATGGGTCTTACGGTAAATTCTTACCAGACGTAGGACTTATACTACTTAATGCATCGGCACTAGATGCTACAGGCTCTTTAGGAGGTATAACACTAGGAACCGTAAGAGGTAATAATGCAAATGGAGCCAATCCAGGTAAAATATTTAATGCAGTTGTAGACGGTGCTTCATTTAAACTAAATGGAGAAGAAACAATTTCTTCTAATCTAGTATTTGTTAGAGCAAGAAATGCAGAATTTAACTATTCATCAAATCCTTCTAACACAAGTGGATCTGGAGAACTAAGACACGATGTAATGATTAATAGTCCTCAATCGTATATTACGACTGTAGGTATATATAATGACAACAATGATTTATTAGCAACAGCTAAACTATCAAAACCATTATTAAAAGATTTTACGAAAGAAGCCTTAGTTAGAATAAAGTTAGATTATTAATGAATGAGTGCTTACAAAAAATTAAACAAACAAGATGTCTTTGTAACATCTTATGTAGCTCATAAGAGCTATAACGCCATCTCAGAAAGTGGCGCACCTAATGGGTTACAGACATTCGGAGTAGATACATTCTTTGCATATAGCAGCTCAGGAGAGTATTATACATCCCCCTTTGATTCTACTTCTACCCTAAACAGTAACACAAGGAATAACACCCTAGTGTTCAAAAGCATTAATCAACTATACTACTCTAATTTTATATCAGGAAGTGAAAAAGCACAGTCCGGTTCTTTTGATAATTTCCTCCAATCGGGATTTTCTACCGGATCAAGAAAACTAGATACTGAGGCTAGTATAATCTCTATACCAAGAAAGCATGTAGGTACACATATTAAACCTGGATCTTTCGTAATGAAAATATCTGGCAGCACAGCCCAACAAGCCTACTCTGGATCATTTTACGAAGGTGCAGATGGAGAGTATGTAGAAGGAGAGTATGTTCAAGAACCTTTATTAGAAGAATTAATTAGAACCGGTACAGGAAGAGAGTTTATAGATGACGGAGAAGGAAACTTAATAATATCTGCATCATCTGCATTAAACTTTACAAGTAGTTACAAATTAGGGGATGTAATATACCCTCACGGTCTTGTAATTATCACCTCAGAAAGCTCAACAAATTTAGTAAATGAGGATTTAGATATTAGCTGGAAAGCATCTCATCCTATTTATACATATAACATACGTTGTAAAGTAAAAGATCACGATCTTAATTTTACCCAACACCCAACAGCAGTGGAAGACACTGATGGTACATTAAAAGATAGTGTATTAGGAAACGAATTTAATCCTTACATTACAACTGTAGGATTGTATAATGACGCAAATGAATTATTAGCAGTAGCTAAATTAGGTCAACCATTACCAAAGTCCGGTAATACTGATATGACATTTGTAATAAAATTAGATATGTAAATTAATTAACTATGCCTGAAATCAAATTAAGAGTACTAAAAGGAAGTGCGTTAACACAGACGGAGATGGATAATAACCTTCGTTATGTTTATAACTCATCTTCTGTAAATCCACTCACAGGTGATTTAACATTACACACTTCGGAGAGCTCAAGTCCTACGAAAACGTTTAATGCATCACCATCGTGGACAAATTATAGCGGCTCTATAAACGGAAATAACATTGCATCAATTACTGGCTCGTTAGTAATCACTGAAAACATAACAGCTCAAGAATTTCACACTGAGTATGTTTCTTCATCTATTATACAACAATCGGGGTCTAGTGTATTTGGAAACGACTCTCAAGACTTACATCAATTTTCAGGTTCTATAGATGTAACAGGAAGTTTATATACCTCAGGCTCGTTTACACTAACTAATACAGGTAGCACAGCAATGACTATTAAAGATGGCCATGTAATCTTAACAGAAGTAAACGCCGTTACATACGGTAATGATACAGCAGCCGCAAGTGGTGGAGTACCAGTAGGGGGTCTTTATCGAAATGGAAACTTTGTGCAAATCAGAATAACCTAATAGTATGGCATCAACTCGCTCAAAATTAACTGGGTCACTTTATATAACAGATGACTTAGAAATAGTAGGATCAATAACAGCCTCTGAAGGCTTCCAAGGTCTTACTGATGTATTTTCTGCATCGGCACAAGTCGATCATGATAGTACACTTAATTTTGTAGCTAATGACCATATTGATCATTCTGGTGTAAGCATAACAGGAACAGGAGCATTAACAGGCGGAGGTACGATAGTAACTTCAAGAGCTATCACACTCGACACAACATCAGGAACTTTTACAGATGGAGTAGCATCAGCACTACCAACAGGAATAGTTTCATCTTCAGCTCAGATGGATACTCTGTTTAATTTAGACGGAGTAGTTTCTTCATCTGTTCAAGTAAATGCAGATACAGTTACAAATTTTGATTCAAATGTAAAAACTAAATTAGACGCCGATGGTGTTGTAAGTGGTTCTATACCAAATTCACAACTTGCAAATGATTCAGTTAGTTATGTTGCTGGTGATGGTTTGACAGGTGGAGGAAGCGCAGCTTTAGGCGCTAGTGCTACTATCAACGTTGTAGGTGGAGATGGAATTACTGCAAATGCACATGATATAGTAGTTGATGGTACAATATTAAGAAAATTAGGAGATAGTGTAATTACAAGCTCAGCTCAAGTAAACCATGATGCAACAACAAACTTTGCCTCAAATGAACACTTTACTCAAGCGAGTATTACCACGGTAGGCACAATAGGAACAGGAGCATGGCAAGGCACTATCATAGCATCAGCATACTTAGACTCAGATACAGCTCACCTAACTACAGCTCAGACATTTACAGGAGAGAAAAAATTTGCTACTGACGTTACTGTATCAGGTAGTTTAATAATATCTTCTTCAATAGGAGATAGCCCTTACGGTATGTTAGTTAAAGGAGCAATATCAGCATCAGGAGATGTTATAGCATACCAGTCTTCAGATAGAAACCTAAAAGATAATATAGTGCCAATTGAATCACCATTAGAGAAACTATCTCAAATTAATGGAGTAACATTTGATTGGAATAACAAACAAGACCTTTATACAGGCCGGGATATAGGAGTAATAGCTCAAGAGATTGAGAAAGTACTACCCGAAATAGTACAAACTCGAGAAACGGGTTTCAAAGCAGTACGTTATGATAAAATTGTCGCGTTATTAATTGAAGCAATTAAAGAGCAGCAGTTACAGATAGATGAGTTAAAAACTCGTTTATAGCGACCAATCTATAATTATGGAAAATATGCCAACAGTACCTACTTGGTCTCACCAAGGAAGGTTAATCACATCTATTTCAGACATGCCAAAAGGAACTTATGGTTTCATCTACGAGGTTTACCACAAACCAACAGATGTAAAATACATAGGAAAGAAAGTTCTTTATTTCGAAAGGAATAAAAGACTTGGTAAAAAAGCCTTAGAAGAGTTAAGATTAGAAAGAAAGGCAAAAGGAATAGGAGGAAGAACCCCAGCCAAACAAAAAGTAATAACAGAATCAGACTGGTTATACTACTACGGATCCCAGAAAGAGATACTAAAACTATCTAAAGAAGATAATGCTTCTGAGAATTGGGAGAAAAGAATACTACAGTTTGTCCCTAATAAAAAACTACTTACCTATTTTGAAACCAAACACCTAATGGTGAGTGGAGTATTGGAGGATGAATTAAGTTCTCACATCAACGATAATATCTTAGGTAAATTCTACCGCAAAGACTTTAAATAGAGCAAAGTAATACACTAGGTTTTTAGCGTGTTTATGACTGCCGCCATCGATAGCTAGTGTATTTATACGTACAGTTATTTCAAATGCATAGAGACAGTTTTTAAATATAGTAAATCTTTTACTTAGAATACATTCATAAAAGCTATTTATACTAAAGCACACAGTCCTGAAGAATGAAACTAAGTAAAATAATAAAGGAGATTAATAAAGATGAGATCAATATGATTGGTTATGATCTAAATGATCTTGAATTTGAAAATGTCAAACATATATTTCCAAAAATAACAGATGGAAATTACGGATCATCAGTAGCATTTCCCGAACCATCCGATAGTATGGTAATGATTGGAAATGAAGACTCTTTAGAACGCTGGAAAGTAGATATTAAAAGCAGATATGGTAATGTAGAAATAAGGTTCTACCCTCATGCAACAGCATGGTTCGATAAAGTAAAAGTACACGATAGTAAATTTATACAAGAC